GTGTCGTCCACCGTGGCATCCAGGTGTACCGGGTCGTCGAGGCCGGCGGCCCCGTCGAGCTCCCCGACCCCATCTCCGCCCAGCCCCGGGTCACGTTCAGCGTCGAGCTGTGGGTCCGGATCCGTCCACCCCGCTGACCAACGAAAACCGGAAATCCCGGCTTTCGCAAGCCACCCGTACCCAACCTGTCACCCGTCCCGGGTGGCACCGACCGCGTAGGAGCGGACATGACCCTGAATGCATCCAACGTCCGAGTCGCCCTCACGGGGGCGGCCTATGTCGGCCCGCCTGCGAGCGTCCTGCCGGCTACCCCGGAGGCGATGTGGGGTACCGGGTTCGTCGATCTCGGCTACATCTCCGAGGACGGGATCACCGAAGCGCACGACGACGAGGTCACCGAGCACAAGGCGTGGCAGAACGGTGCCGTCGTCCGTACCGACATCACCGGTTCGAAGGCGACGTTCAGCTTCACGCTGATCGAGACCACCGCGGCCGGTGTCGGCCTGTACTACAAGGGGACCCCGGTGACCGGTGAGGACGACGGGCCGGCGACCGTCGAGATCCGGACCCCGTCCCCGGACCCGCGCACGTTCGGGTTCGACGTGATCGACGGGCTCGAGGTGATCCGCACCACGATCGCCATCGGGCAGGTCACCGAGAGGGGCGAGATCGTCTACAAGAACGACGAGCCGGTCGGCTACGAGCTGACCGTCACCGCCTACCCCGACGGTGAAGGGGTGTGCGCCACGAAGATGTTCAGCAGCCTCGACGGGCTCCCCGCCGGCGTCTGACCGGTCGCGGGGGTGGCCGGCCCCTGAGCGGGCACCCGGCCATCCCCGTGAACCACCCCGGCCCGCTCACCCGCCCGCTCTCGAGGAGACCCGCTGATGCCCGCCAAACGCACCACCAACACCCGTGCCACCAACACCCGTGCCACGAAACCGAAGCAGTTCGTCGACGCCTCCGGTGACTTCCTCGCCTTCGTCGAGGACGTGAAACGCAAGGACACCCGGGCGTTCATGATCGGCGACCGGACGTTCCACCTCCGGGGCCCGGCGTTGCTGTCCGACGCCGAGGTCGAGTCGTTCAACGCCGACCGCGAGGACGTCGTGGCGAAGGCCCGGTTGGCGATCGACGACTACGACGGGTTCGCCGCCGCCGGTGGCACCGCGATGATGCTGATGAAGTACTACGACTCGGTGTTCAACACGGACGCCGAGGGGGAAGAGCCGGCCTCCTCGAGTTCCTGAGCGAACACGAAGAGGCCGTCGAGTTCGACCTCCAGAACCTCTGGAACATGAACCTGTGGGAGAGCCTCACCAGCGGCGAGCTGTCGTGGGCGAGGCTCGGCCGGTTCCTGCGCCAGCTCCCCGCCGACGCCGCCACCTGGCGGTCGGTGAACGGCACCGAGGCGACCACCTGGACCCTTGACCGGCAGCTCGCAGCCGGCACCCTCGACGCCCTACGCATCGCGAACTGGCAACGCAGCGGCGGCAAGAAGAAGGACCGGCCCAAGCCGATCCCACGGCCCGGTCTCGACACGGGAACCGTCACGACCGGAGACGCCTCCCAGGTCACCCAGGCCCAGGCCCGACGGTTGCTCGACGCACGCAAGCCCCGACCACCCGTCTGACCCGCCGAGGAGGTGGTTGCCATCGCCGTCGAACTGGCAACCGCCTACATCAGCCTGGCCCCGTCGGCGAGGGGGATGGGCAAGGCCCTCGACCGTGAGCTCTCCTCTGCCGGTACGGCAGGGTCGAAGGCGTTCGGGTCGTCGTTCACCGCGGGGATGGCGTCGGTCGGGAAGGTCGCGGCGACCGGGCTCGGTGTCGCCATGGTCGCCGCCGGCGGGGTGGCCGCCGGGCTGTACCAGGTGGGTGAGTCGTTCGACAACGCCTACGACAAGATCCGGGTCGGGACCGGCAAGACCGGCGAGGCGCTCGCCGGTCTCGAGGGTGACTTCAAGGCGGTCGCCACCACCGTGCCGGCGTCGTTCGAGGACGCCTCGACCGCGGTCACCGACCTGTCGAAGCGGCTCGGCCTGACCGGCGGCCCGTTGCAGGGTCTGTCCGGGCAGTTCCTGGAGCTGTCACGGATCACCGGCACCGACGTCGCGACGAACATCGATTCGCTCACCCGGGTGTTCGGGGACTGGCAGATCGGTGTCGACGCCATGCCCGGCACGCTCGACAAGATGTACCGGGCCGCGCAGGCGTCCGGCATCGGGATCGACGACCTCGGCCAGTCCGTCGTCCAGTTCGGCGCCCCCCTGCGCAACCTCGGGTTCGGGTTCGACGAGTCCATCGCCCTCATCTCCCAGTTCAACAAGACCGGCGTGAACACCGAGACGGTGTTCGCCGGGATGAAGGCCGGCGTCGGCAAGATGGCCAAGGCCGGTGAGGCGGTCCCCGACACGTTCCGCCGGGTCGTCGACGAGATCACCCGGCTCGGCCCCGGGACCGAATCGACCGGCAAGGCCATCGAGCTGTTCGGGCAGCGGGCCGGCCCCGACCTCGCCGACGCCATCGCCGGCGGCAAGTTCGAGATCACCGGGATGCTCGACGCCATCTCGAACGGGACCGACACCGTCGCCCAGGCCGGCAAGGACACCGGCGACTTCGCCGAGAAGCTTCTCCTGCTGAAGAACCAGGCGCTGGTCCGGCTCGAACCGATCGCGCTCCGGGTGTTCGGTGCGATCGGTGACGGGATCGAACGGGTGGCGCCGCTGGCGACCGAGATCGCCGGCGGGTTCGCCGCCATGTACGCCGCGTTCACCGACGGCGGGAACGAGATCACATCCTCCGGTCTCGCCGGGACCCTGGAGGGGATCGGGGTCAAGCTCCGCGACGTCTTCGACCAGATCGCCCCCCGGGTCACCGCCGTGGTCGACGCCATCAGCGCGGTCGACTGGGCGAAGGTCCTCGGTGACGTCGCCGACGTCGTCACCCCGATCGCCGACGCCTTCGTCAACCTCGCCCTCGCCGTCGCCGATTTCGCCGTCGACCAGTGGCCCAAGGTCGCAGCCCTCCTCCCCGTCGCCATCGACGTCGCCGAGGTCGTCGGCCCGGTGCTCGCCACCGCGGTCAACTTCCTCGCCGACAACATGACCATCCTCGGTCCCGCCCTCGTCGCGGTCGCCGCCGGGCTCGTCGCCATCAAGGCCGCCGAGGGTGGCGCCGCCCTGCTCAACAACATTCGGACCGGGGAGACGGTCACCCACGTCAAGCAGCTCAACTCGAACTTCGATCAGTTCCTCGACAAGACGAAGACGCTGGCCAGCTCGGGGTCGAAGGCGGCGAGCGGCGGGCTCGACACGATCCGACTGAAGTCGATGTACGCCGGTGAGAAGCTCAAGGCCGCCGGCACGTCGGCGTCGGCGTTCGGGTCGAAGATGAAGACCGGGGTCGTCAACCAGGCCAAGGCCGCCGGGACCGCGCTCTCCTCGGCCGGGTCCAAGGCCGCCGAGTTCGGCACCAAGATGCTCAAGGCGGCCGGCGGTGTGGTGAAGAGCACCGCTGCGTTCGTGGCCAACAAGGCTGCGCTCGTCGCCCAGAAGATCGCCCTGGCCGCCACCACCGTGGCCACCACCATCGCCACCGGCGCGACCGCGGCGTTCAACTTCGTCATGGCCCTGAACCCGGTCGTCCTGGTCGTCCTGGCCATCGTGGCGCTGATCGCCATCCTGGTCCTGGCCTACGCCAAGGTCGACTGGTTCCGGGCGTTCGTCGACAAGGCGTTCGCCGCGGTGCGTGACGGGGTCGTCACCGCGGTGTCCACCGTCCGCGACGTCGTGCTCCGCGTGTTTTCGGCCATGGTCGACGCTGTCACCCTCTACGTGTCCACCTACGTCCGGGTGGTCACCTTCGCCTTCCGGGTCGTGCGCACCGCGATCGAGGCTGCGGTGGACGGGGCGAAGTTCGTGGTCAAGGCCGGGTTTGCGCTGATCAAGGCGTACATCGTCGACCCGGTCCTCGCGGCCAAGGACCAGGTCGGGGAGACCCTCGACAAGGTCGCCTCGCTGTTCACCGACCTGCCCGGCCGGCTCGGTTCCGGGCTGTCGTCGCTGGCGTCGACCATCGCCGCCCCGTTCAAGGCCATGGGCCAGGCGATCAAGGACGCCTGGAACAACTCGGTCGGCGGGAAGGGCTTCACCATCCCCGACATCCCGGGTGTGCCGGGCCGTGGAACCGAGGTCGAGATCCCGAGGCTGCACGCCGGTGGCCCGGTCACCGGACGTTCCGGCCGGGAGGTCCTGCGGATCCTCGAGGCCGGCGAATGGGTGCTGTCCCGCGACGAGGTCGCCAACATCGCTGCCGGTGGCCGGCCCCCGCGCTCGGTCATCCCGGTCGGCGGTGACATCGGCGGCGGCCGGCAGACGATCCAGGTGACCACCGTGGCCAACGCCACCGCCGACGAGGTCGTCGACGCCGTCAACGCCAAGCTCGGCTGGAAGCACACGACGAGGCGTGACCGGTGACGGTCACCGCCGACTGGCAGGTCGAACTGGGCGGGGTGACCATTGGTGCCGGGACCGGCTATGTCATTACCGGGCCGATCACCGGGCTCGGCTCGCCGGTGCCCCGCAGCGCCGACAGTGAACGTGGCATGAGCCCCGGCGATGTGGCCGGCGTCGACGTCGACGCCCGCCGGGTCCTGACCATCCAGGTCGGCGTCGACGAGACCGACGCCGCGTCGGCGATGACATCGTTCGAGGTGTTGAAGTCGGCGTGGGCATCATCGTCGGTCGACGTCGCCCTCGACATCCGTCTCCCCGGGTTCGCCTCGGTGGTACGCCGGTTCTACGGGAGACCCCGGGGGATGGACGTGGAGCTGGCCTCGCTCCACACCGGCTGGATCGACGTGCTCGCCACGTTCGAGGCGCTCGACCCGTACGGGTACGGCCCGGAGCAGACGGTCACACTGGTCGACGGGGACACCGTCATCGCCTACCCGGGGTCGGCGCCGTCGGACCGGTACCGGATCGAGCTGACCTCGGTGACCGAGGCGTACGTCACCCTCGACACGGCCGGGCCCGGCCCGGCGCTCACCCTCGTCGACGTCCCGTACCCGGCGACCCTCGACGGTCGGACCCGGACCATCGTCGACGACACCGGTGTCGACCTGTACAGCCATCTCGCCCCCGGATCGGGGTGGCCGGTCCTCACCCCCGGGACCAATAGTTTCACGCTCGACGGGGCGTCGGGGACGCTCACCTACCGGCCCGGCTACCGGTGACCGCCCGCCGTCTCGTCGTCGTCGACCGCTACGGCGAACCCTACGGTGAGCTCGAGAACGCCACCGTCGGAGCCATCACCTACCGGCTCGGTGAACCCGACGAGTTCACCTTCACCCTCCCCATCTCCGACCCGAAAGCCGGGCTGCTGCTCGACGACCGGTTCCGGGAGATCCAGGTGTGGCGCGGCGACCAGCTCCTCACCTGGGGTGTCGCGGTGCGGCCGGCGGTCACCAAGACCCACCTGGCCGTCACCGCCAAAGGGGTCCTGTGGTACCTGACCCGACGCAACATCGGGAAGGCGTCACGCACCAACCATGTCCTCAACGGTGACTTCGAAGCCGGGCTCGACGACTGGCGGATCGGAGCCCTGTCCCCGTTCGAACCGCTCGCCAACCGAACCGACACCGTGTTCGAGGCGTCGAACCCGACCGACCGGGCCGTCACCGGCACCCGGTCCCTGCGCCTCGCCCAACCCGACAGCACGGTCCCGCGCTACGGGGTGCAGGCATCCCAGTTCTTCGTGTGGACCGCCGACGCTGTGTCCACCCCCGAGGGTGACGTGTGGACCCTGGTCGCCCGTTGCTTCATCCCGTCGACGGGATGGGTCGGGCCACCCCCGGACGGCTGCGGGATCCGGCTCGACCGGTTCTCGACCACCGAGACGATCTCCACCCAACCCGAAGGCGGCGGACCCGTCGAGACCCTCCCGAAACCGATCGAGTCGGTCCAGGCCGACATCGACGACTCCACCCCCCGCGACATCTGGCAACGCCTCGAGGTGACTCTGCGGTCCCCGGTGACCGGCGAGCCCGAGTTCGTTCAGGTCACGCTCGGCTGCCCCGTCGGTACCGGCGCCATCTACTGGGACCGGGTCGCCCTGTCACTCGACGAGGGGCTCCGGTTCCACGGTGTCGACCAGGCCGTCATCGCCGACACCCTCGTCGCCCATCTCCAGGACCCCGCCTACGGCAAGTCCGACCTGAACCTGGGGACGGACATGCCGGTCACCGGGGTGCTCCGGGACCGGGTGTTCCTGCACCACGAACACATCAACGGGTTCGACGCCATCGCTGAGCCCGCCGGCCTCGACGACGGCTACGACCTGTCCGTTGCGGTCACCGCCACCACCCGGACGGTGCGCACCCACCACCCGGCACGGGGGGTGCACCGCCCCCAGTTCGCCCTCGAGCTCGGCAGCAACGTCGCCGACTTCGCCTGGACGTTCGACGGGGAGAACGCCGCCAACCAGGTCATCGTCCTCGGTACCGGTGACGGGTCGGACCGGGAGGAGACCTCGGCCACCGACCCCCCGGCGTACGCCGACGGGCTCGTCCTCGAGACCGTGTTCTCCGCCCCACCCGGCACCCCGATCGACTCGCTCGAACCGCTCGCCGTCGAGACGCTCACTGTCACCACCGCACCCGACCTCCTCTCCGTGTCCCTCACCCCGACCCAACCCGGACAGCCCGACCCGGTCGGGGTCCTCGAACCGGGTGACACGATCCCGGTCCGGTTCGACACCGGCGCCTTCAGCCTCGAGGCCGTCTACCGGGTCGTCGAGCTGACCGTCGCGCCGACCGACACCGTCGACCTCGGCCTGAACCGGCGGGACCCGTGACCGCCAAACACCTCCCCCCCGACACCGGCCGCGAGCTCTCGGGGCTGAAGCGTCGGGTCACCGACCTCGAACTGATGCTCGACCGGATCCGCCGCCCCGCCCCGGCCACCGTCACCGACCACTTCAACACCCCGTTCGCTTCGCTCGCCGCGGTCATCGCACCCCCGGTCGCCGGGACGACACCGACGCTGCTCACCCCGACCAGCTATCCGGTCGAAGACCCGACCGGTCACATCTTCGCCGACCACAACGACCCCACCCACGGCTGGTTCGTCATCCGTATCCCCGGGTTCTACGAGTTCGGTGCGACCGTCACGTTCTTCGACTCGAGCGTCGGCGGCTACCGGCGGCTCGCCATCGTGTCGACCACCGGCGACGGGAACATCACCGGCCTCTACGACATCCACAGCGTCGACCGGTCACCGGGTACGTCGACGATCATGACCGGGTCGAGAATCGTCCACGTCGACCAGTCCGTCGTGCTGCGCTGGCATGCCGCCGTGTCCCACACCGCCGGCGGTGACGTGAACGTGCGCTGCGATTCGTTCTGGTGCCGGTTCGTCACCACCGGCAACGCACCCCCGCTCCCCGGCTCGTGATCCACCGCTACTGGACCGGTGACGCCACACCGCCGGCCGAGCCGTGGCTCGCCGCCGTCATCGCCAACCTCCACCCCGGCGACACGCTCACCGACTGGACCGACGACTCCCTCCCCGCCGACCTCGTCGACCGGCTCGACCGTGACCCGCTCGGCGCCGACCCCCGGCACCGGGCCAACGTGGTCCGCTGGACGCTGCTGCACCTCCACGGCGGGGTGTGGCTGGACCACGACCTGATACCGCTGCGCCCCCTGCCGGCCGGCGCCTGGACCGCCAGCCTCGGCGGCGCCCGCACCGGGTGCGCCATCTCGCTCCCGGCCGGCCACACCCTGCCGTCGGTGATCCTCGACATCATCGACTCGACCGACTACCCGGCCACCGCCAACCCGGTCGACGTGTCCGGCGACCGGCTCCTGGCCCGGGTCACCACCTACTGGCCCGACCTCGCCGCCCACCAGCTCCCCTTCGACGCCGCCGGCCGAGCCGCGCCGACCACCGAACGGTGGGCCGTCCACCTGTGGTCGACCAGCGCCGCCCGACACCTCCGGAGCTGACCATGACCGACACCCCACCACCGGAGCCGGTCCGGCCGTCGACCCCGGTCGCCGACAAGCTTCTCCTCCTGTTCGGGTGGATCGCCGGGATCCTGCTCATCATGTCCGTCCTGCTCGTCGCCGTGCTCACCCTGTTCCGGCCCGAGGCCGACATCTCCGGGCTGCTGAAGATGCTCGACACCCAGATCTCCATCATCCTCGGCGCCGTCCTCGGCTGGGCCGCCCGCTCCGGCGCCACCCCCCGTCCCTGACCGCCCACCCCAAGGGAGCACCCATGGAACTCATCGGCATCGCCGGTCTCGTCACCATCATCTGGAAGGTCGTCGACGTCCTCCGGTTCCTCGCCAACAAGGACTGGTCGGCGGTCGTCACCCAAGCCTCGGTGTGGCTCGCCGCGCTCGCCGTCGCGCTCCTCGCCCGGGAAGCCGAACCGTTCCAGGCCGTCGAGATCCTCGGCACCACCTTCGGGGAGCTCGACTTCGCCGCCACCGTCCTGTTCGCCCTCGGCATCGGCTCCACCGCCTCCGGGGTCGTCGACTTCAAACAGGCCATCGACGGGACCGACTCGGCCGCCGTCCCCCGCCTGGTCGACACCCGGCCCGTCGTCGACCACCACCCGACCTGATGGCCTGGCGTCTTGCACGGTCCCTCACCGGCCTCCGCGACGAGGTGAACCGAACCTGGCCGAACCGGTCCAAGGCCAGCGACGGGACCGTCGGCGACCTCGCCCACCAGAGCCGCAGCAGCGGCCACAACCCGAACGCCGCCGGTGTCGTCACCGCCCTCGACATCACCGCCGAGGGCATCGACATCGCCTGGTACGCCGAACACCTCCGGACCCTCGGCGCCGCCGGCCACCCGGCACTGCGCAGCGGCGGCTACGTCATCTACAACCGGCGGATCTGCTCGGCCAAGTCCGGGTGGCGTTGGACCGCCTACAACGGCGCCAACCCGCACATCAAGCACTGCCACTGCTCGGTCGGGTCCACCGCCGCCGCCTACGACTCGACCTCCCCCTGGGGGATCACCAACCGAGGAGACGACTTCATGTCCGCACTGAACGACGCCGAACAACGAGAGCTCCTCACCCGGATGCGCAAGGCCGAAGAGTACGCGGCCTCCGCCAAGATGATGGCCGAGGACACCCACAAGCGGTGCATCCGCCTCGAGAGCTCCATTCACGGCGTCGACGACGACACCCGGAACCGAAGCATCTTCTTCCGGGTCAAGTATCTCTTCAGTGAACTTCTCGATTCCGGCAACAACCTGAAGCTCCGCCAGATCCTCGCCCTCTACGGCCATCCTGACGTGCAGGCGGCGATACGCAAGGTCGACGCCGAAGCGAACCCGGGCGACCAGTAGAACCCCCCCATACTGGACCGGGTGAACGACGTCATCGCCGCGGTCGTGATCGGGGTCGCCGCCGTGGTGTTCGCCTACGCCTGGACCACCCGTCCCGGGAAGTGACCGACCTGCAGGTGGCCGTCGCGGCGCTGGCCTGCACCATCGCCGGATGGACCCTCGTCGCGGTCACCGGTGCCAGACTGGCCCGGGACCGCCGCCGGCGTCGAGCCCCTCGCCAGGTGCGACGCCCACGGTCGGAAGGGTGAACGGACCGCCCCGCTCATGTGCTGGGGCGGTCCGTTCGTCGCGCCCCCGACCCGGACATGCAAGCAACCTTGCGCACCGGCCGGCCTAACCAACGGTTCCCACCCAACCGACGCCAACAGCCGGAGGTCACGGGCCGCCGGCCACCACCAGATCGTCGCCGACCTCACCACGCAACCGGACCGCCACACGGCGCGGTACCCGACGCACGACCCGGACCGTTCGGGTACTTTGCCCGGCCATGACCACCGACCCTGACATCGGCGTCCTGTCCGGGCTGCTCCCCGACGGCCAACAATGGACCGTCCAACCCCTCCTGTGGGGCTGCTACCAGCTGAGCATCGGCCCGGTCGGCGCCGGCTTCTACGACCGGTCCTGGCACTACGCCGGCCACGACGCCGTGTACAAGGCGCTCGCCCAGTGGCTCGAGGTGTACGACGACGTGATCGAACCGACCGGCTGGCACCGTGCCCACGACGGCACCGGCCGCCGACGCCGCGACGGCGACCCCACCCAGGAGTACATCCACTGGTGAGCATGAACGAGCGTCAGCGGTTCGCCATCGCCAATCCACTCAACTCGGCCCGGGACCGGGCCCACGTCATCCGGCACCGCTACCTCCGCGAACGGGGCGACAAGACGCTCCTCGTCATCGTCCTGGCGGTCGACAGGTGAGCACGCCTCAACGATGGGCGGCCCGTGTGGCACGCCTCCGTCAGCCTCCAGAACCGCAAGGGCCCGCTCGACGACGAACCGACCGTCGAGCGGTTCGCCATCGACGCGCTCACCGGGGTCGGCGGCCCGACCGAGTGGTGGCTGTGGAACCCGACCGCCCGCGTCGGCCACCTCCGGGTCCCGGTCACCGACACCGAGAACGAACTGGTCCCACCGGGCTGCGCCGTCGACGACGCCGGCCCCGAAGGCCAGCAGCGGCCACGCACCACCCGCCCATAACGGATGTTGTGTCAAGCGAGGGAACGATGATCGACCCGATGAGTCACGACGGTTGCGCCTACTGCGGCGAACCGATGGAGCCGGACTACGTCCCGCCGAACGGCGCCGAGCAAGCGTTCTGTAACGGCCGACCGGCCCACAACGAATGCGGTCTTCGCTCGGCCCTCGGCGGGATCGGGCACCTTGAGGATCACGCCTACTGGTGTCGGCAGATGGACGACCCGGACGGCGGTCGGACCTACCGACAGTCGGCCCTAGAAGTGATGACATGGGTACATGTTCACGGCATCGATGCCGCCGTGAACGTGTCCGATTGACGGCCGATAATTCTGCGATATGTCAACCAGAGGAGGACCGATGGTCGACGAGACCATGCCCGAGGAAACGGTGACGATCCCGATGGTGGAGTACCGGCTACTGGCCGCCATCCACGGGCTCGCCGCCGAGCTGGCGATAACGGTTGCACGCACGGACGCCGACGCATCCGCCGACCTCCTCGCCCGGTACGAGAAGACGTCGGTCACGCTCGGCAGACACCTCATGAGCCGCGCCGACGACCGCCGATAAGAGGGATTACGTCAACCGATGATGTTCCTACCGACGGTGCCCTACGTCGTGCCGCAACCGCCACGACCTCCGCTCATGGTCGGCCGATGGCCGAAGCGGCACGGCGAGGACACGCACGACCTGTTCACCGATCCGGACCCGACCGACCATGACGACGGCGAAGCGCCGGCCAGCCGATAAGGCGGGTTCCGTCAACCGGTTGTAGGGGACGGTCGCGGGCCTCCTCCGGCGACAACGGCACGTACGGCTCGTTGAACGTCAACCCCAGATCCAAGATCCGGGCCACACCCTCCCACCACCTCGGCCTCGTCAGATCAACCATCGGTCCAAGTCTCGTCGACCAGGCCCACGTGGAAGCTCGACCCCCGCACCCCACCCTCCGGCCACCACACCGACCGAGTCGCCGTATCGAACTGACCGAAGCCGACAGCGTCATGCCCCGCCGGCCGATTGCACACCAGCTCCCCACGCCGCGCGGCACACCGCGCGGGGTCATCGCCCGCCAGGTCCGACACGTCGTTGATCCCCGGCCGGCCAAGCCAGTCATCCGGCAGCGGCATCAGCCCTCGCCCCCGACGACCACCGTCTTCACGCACTCGCCGGAGTCGCCGTCGTAGATGTGCGTGAACGTCGGCCGACCCGGCCGGGCATGAGCGGCGGCCAAGTCGCCATGCCGGCCGGCGATCTCCTCCACCCGGCCGGCGTTCGCCACCGTCACCCGCTCCTCGGCCAACACCGACCCATCGAACGACGACACCCGGAACACCAGGCCACCCGGCGCCACACCCGACCCAATCCGCTCCTCATGAGGCACTCGAATCCTCCTCCACCTGCGGCTATGCACCAATTGGGGAGAGATTAGTCAACCAGTTGATTATTCGCTGTACCGTTGCAGGCATGACCAGCACCTTCAGCTCCTCCGCGGCCCAAGCGATCGTCTCGGCGGTGATCCGGGTCGCCCTGTACGCCCGGATCTCGGAGGACGACAAGAAGGACGTCCTCGGGGTGAAGCGTCAGATCCACGACGGCGGCGAGATGGCCGTGGCCAAGGGCTGGCAGGTGGCCGGCGAGTACATCGACAACGACCTTCGAGCATCCGGTGATGACCTGTGGCGGCCCGAGTTCGAGCGGCTCCTGGAGGACGTTCGTGCCGGCCAGATCGACGCCATCATCGCCACCGAGCCCGAACGGATCACCCGGCGGCCGAAGGAGCTGGAGAAGATCCTCGAGGTCTGCGAAGAGGCCGGCGTCAAGTACATCGCTTACGTCCACGAGTCCGGCGTCGACATCGGCACGGGCGACGGCATCCTCATGGCGAGGTTCCGGGCTGCGATCGCCGCTCACGAGGTCGCCAAGATCAAGCGACGGGTGAAGGACAAGAAGAACGAGCTGGCCCGCGACGGCAAGCCCTCCGGCGGCGGCCGCCGGCCGTTCGGCTATACCGCCGACTACTCGGCGAGCATCAAGGCTGAGGCCGCGATGATCGAAGACGCAGCCGCCCGAGTCCTCGACGGCGAGTCGATGCGGTCGATCTGCGCCGGGTGGAACGCCGCCGGGCAGCGCACCTCGACGGGGGGCGAGTGGCGGCCGAGCTGCCTGCGGTCGATCCTCAAGTCCGGCAGGATCGCTGGACTCCGAGAGCACCATGGCGTCGTCACTCGCAAGGCGGTGTGGCCGGCGATCATCGACCGAGACACGCATGATCAGCTCGTCGCTCTGCTCGACGCACCCGGCCGACGCCGCGGCAAGATCCTGGGGCACAACCTCCTCACCGGTCTGCTCGTATGCGGTCGACCGGGTTGTGACGGCAAGCTTGTGTCGAGCAGCAACAACGGCCACCGCGCCTACGCCTGTCGGACAGATCCCGGCCGGGCGCACGGTTGCAACAAGCTCGTGATCAAGGCCGAACCGCTCGAGGACTGGATCCGCGACGCTGCCCTGGAACGCCTGGACGAGAACCTGCTCGCGGAGCTGAAGGCGCAACGGGCCGGGGCCATCGACAAGGCAGACCTCGACAGGATCGACGAGCTCGAGGCTCACATCAGCCTGCTGAACCGGATGCTCGGCAGCCGCAAGCTCAGCGAGGACGACTACAACGAGGCCCGCGTCGAGGCCGACCCCGAGCTGAAGGCGGCGTACCGGAAGGTGGAACGCCAGCGCACCCGGACAGTGATCGACGCCTTTCTCGACGATCCCCGCGCTGTCCCGGAGCGATGGGAAGCGGCGAGCCTGCCAGTGAAGCGAGCCGTGCTCGCGGCGATCCTCAAGAAGATCACCGTCCGCCCAGCGGTGCCTGGCCGGGCCCGCTTCGACGACGACCGCATCGATCCTGACTGGCGCTACTGACCCGGATCGGACCCACATTGCCTGGCCTACCGCCCGCCCCCGTTCGAGGGGCGGGCGGTGTCGCGTCCGGGGGTTGACAACTGCCCATTGGCGGACGTTCGCCCAGCGAGATCCATACGTGAGAGGAACGACACGGATGTGATTCGGCAGGTCACCGACTCCGCCATAGTTCCTCCAAGGAATGCGCGAATCGGTCATTGACGATCGGCCCTGAGCGGGTAGCTTGCCGATCAATCGCTTCGACGAACCCGCCGGAATCGGGAGTCGGGGCACAAGGAAACACCACCTGTCGCGGGACCAGGTGACCGACGTTGTGAGGTCGCGCCCCCATGCAGAAATTCAGCGGGAAGGAACTCCGCCGCCGACGAGAAATGAGCGGCAAACGCCTCGAGCTCATGGCTGTCGAACTGGGCCGGAGTCGTGACTCGATCGCCTCCTACGAGGCCGGCCGTCGGAACCCTCCGCTCCGCGTCGTCGCCGAACTGGCCGCCAACCTCGGCTGCGAGCCCGGCGCCTTCTTCACCGAGGAGGCCGACGATGTCGCCTGAAGCGTGCCTCGCGCCGGTCGCCACTGGGCGTCCAGGAAAACCTCCGCTCCGCCTTGTCGCCCCAAAGGAACTGTGCACAAAGTGGACGTCTAACCACGTTTCGTCCAAAACCGGCGATACGAGCAAGGTGAGCAACATGCCCGAGCAGGACCCCGCACCGAAACGACCGGGCACCACCGACCCACGCAAAAAGGCGGACCCCCCCCCCCGCTGTCTTGATCAAGTAGCCATCGATGCGTACCTGCGGCGCAACGGGCCGTGGGCGCGGCACTGTGGAAGCGCCGTCAAGGCCCGTCGGGAACAGCTTGGACTGACCGTCATCGAGGTCGCCCGTACCTGCAACATCGGGCCACCGACGCTGTACAAGATCGAGGGCGGGTCGATGGTGCCGAGCGACGCGGTCCGAGCGCTCCTCGCCTACAGCCTCGACATCGAGCCCGAGTCTCTCTGGGCCTTCCCGTCTCGGCTGGAGATCGAGCTGATCTCCGCCGCCAGAGCGTCGAAGTGACCCGCGCCGACGAGATCCACGAGTGGATCGAGCGTACGACCAAGGCGCAGGGTCTCCCGTACTACATAGAGGACCCGGCCACCCTCCAGCGGGTCGCCCGGCTCCTGCTCCAGGGCATCGACGACACGCCGCCCTCACCACCCGGTGGTGCGGTCGAGGTGTCTCGCACCGCCTCGGCCGCTGCGCCGGATCGGGTGCCGTGATGGACCAGCCGTCGCTGTTCGCTCCGGCCGTCCGCCCAGGCGATCCGGTCACGTCGCATCGGGCGGCCGGCCGGAACCGGGTGACGCTCCGCCAGCGGGTGCTGGTCGAGTTGTCCCGGCACCCGAACGGCTTGACCGACTGGGAGCTCGTCGCCCGGCTCAACCTGCCGGACCGCCGGAAGCCGTCCGTCGCCAAGCGGCGCCAGGAGATCGGCGCCATCGACACCGGCCGCCGGCGCCTCAGCCCGGACCGGCACGAGTGCGTCGTGTGGACCTTGCAGCCCGAGATCTGGTCGGTCGAGTCCGAACGTCAGGACCCTCCGCCCGAGCGTGTCGCCTCCGGGTGACCTCGACCGACCACCACCCCCCAGAAAACAGCTGCAGCCCCGGCCATTCCTGAACAGAGGACCGGAGCTGCGCCAACCGAGAAAGAAGGCTAGATGACTGACCAGATCCATATCGACCGCATCGCCTCGGAGACCATCCAGGTCCCGATCGTCGGCACCATGCCGCTGATCGTCCACAACTTCTCCGACAAGTCGAAGCGTCAGATGCTCGACGCCCAGCAGGGCCGGAAAAAGCCGAAGGAGACCCGCGACCCGGAGGCCGAGTACGAGGCCGCGTTCTACCGGACGAAAGACGGCTACGGGTTCCCGGTCACCGCGTTCAAGGCAGCGACCGTCGGCGCCGCCCGCTTCTACGGCAAGGACATCAACATGACGTCGCTGCGCCAGTTCCTGTTCATGCACGGCGAGCTGTCCGAGAAGGATGCGCAGGCGCTGGTGCCGATCATCGGTGAGCCGACCATGCGAGAGGACATCGTCCGCCTCGGCGGCGCCTCCCGGTCGGCGGACCTCCGCTACCGGCCGATGTTCAGCGAGTGGTCGACGGTGCTGACGGTCACCTTCGTCACCTCGAGCCTGAGCAGGAGCAGCGTCCTGTCGTTGATCGACGCCGGCGGGCTCGGTATCGGCGTCGGCGAGTGGCGGCCAGAAAAGAGGGGCGAGTTCGGGACCTTCGCCGTCGACGGCACCCGCGACGTCGAGGTGATCGAACGATGAGCACGGCAGGCACGGCTAGGCGTGGTATGCCAGGTCTCGGCTTGGCTCGGCAGGGCAGGGCAGGCAAGGCGCGGCTTGGCTTAGCTTGGCCCGTCCGGGCGTGGCGTGGCTCGGCAGGCATGGTGCGGCTGGTCCTCGCATGGAGCGGCTGGGTGCGGCATGGTGAGGTCGGGCAAGGCTCGGCGAGGCAGGCCAGGCTTGGCTTGGTACGGCGTGGTGGGGCTGGTTGGGGCACGGCAGGCATGGCACGGCTCGGCCCGGCCTGGCCGGGCAGGGTCCGGCAGCGCCTGGCATGGCAGGCAAGGCGCGGCGCGGCAAGTCGCGGTGCGGTTCGGCAAGGCGTGGCAGGCAAGGCGTGGCAAGGCCCGGCTCGGCGAGGCCGGGCTTGGCGTGTCTTGGCTTGGCGTGGCCCGGCAGGCGTGGCTTGGCTCGGCACGGCTAGGCGGGGCGGGGCTCGGCCAGGCTCGGCGTGGCACGGCAGGCTAGGCGCGGCGAGGCCCGGCACGTCGGGGTGTGGCGAGGTCTGGCATGGCTCGGCAGGCAGGGCTCGGCCGGGCACGTCGTGGCAAGGCATGGCCCGGTCCGGCAGGCAGGGTTCGGAGCGGCTGGGCAGGGCCGGGCAAGGCTCGGCGCGGCAGGGCGAGTCCTGGCAAGGCTGGGCATGGCAGGCAAGGCGCGGCTCGGCCAGGCGCGACTGGGCACGGTCGGGCCCGGCGCGGCAGGGTACGGCAGGCACGGCTAGGCATGGCGCGACTGGGCAGGGCTTGGTTTGTCCGGGCAGGGCAGTCTGGGCAGGGCCTGGTTCGGCCTGGCAGGGCCCGGCGCGGCCGGGCACGGCACGGCTGCGTGCGGCATGTCACGGGGCTGAGGGGGTGGTCGCGTGAGTCTGCGCGATCACCTCCAGCACATCTACTCCGAGCGCGGCATGTTGACGCCGGCCATCGTGGTGGACGAGGCCCGGCCGCCGGCGTCGCCGCTGCACGACAGGTTCGACTGGGACAACGAGTCGGCTGGTGAGGCGTGGCGGCGTGTGCAGGCGCAGCAGCTGATCCGGTCGGTGCGGGTGGTGTACCGGGAGCCAACGGAGACCGATCCGGGTGAGTCGGTGCGGGCGTGGCACGCGGTCCGGCAGCCGTCGGGGCACGTGTACGAGCCGGCCGAGAAGGTCGCTGGCGACGAGCTCCTGTCGCGCATCGTCCTGAAGGACATGGAGCGGGAGTGGAAGCAGTTGCACCGTCGCTTCGGTCACTTCGTCGAGTTCGTCGACCTGGTCCGGGGCGACCTGGGCAAGGAGGCGTCATGACCTCCGGCACAGTGTCCTTCGAGATCAACGACACCGAGTGCAACCTTCGCCTCGAGTTGGATCTCGGCGGACCGGCCCATCTCTATTCGGGTTTCCTGCAGCTGGTCACCCTGGCGATGACCGGCCTGGACGGAGACACCCCGCCGCCGGTTGAGGCCCCGGCGCCGGTCACCGAGGATCCACTGGTGCCCTCACCCGAGGTGCCTGAACCTGAACCGGAGCCGGTGACGTTCACGGTCGACCCGCCCGAGCCGGAGCCGAGCTCATCGAACGGTTCGGGATCGACGAGCCCGACGGCGGAGATCCTGGGCCTGTTGGCTGAGGCCGGTGGTGAGTTGTCGGACGCCGAGGGTCGGGTGGCGGCGAAGATCCGTGACATCACCGGCCTGGCCGACAAGGCCGTGTCGAACGCTTTGACCCGGTTGCGGGATCGGGGCTTGATCTTGTCGTCGACGACGGGTCGCCGGACCTCGAGGGTGACGCTCACCCTGGCCGGGTGGGAGGCGGCCGGGTCACCGGCACCGATGGACGCCCCGGCCGCATCCGCTGATCACCATCAGCGGATGCGTGACCGTGCCGCCGAGGCTGTGGGTGGGACGCCGGGGTCGGGTCGACGGTTCGAGGCCCGGCGATGACCGCGGCAGGCACGGAGGGGCAAGGCACGGCGGGGTCTGGCTCGTCATGGCACGGCGAGGCCGGGCCAGGCAGGGCACGGCAGGCATGGAGATCGAGATGGAGGGTCGGATGACCGAGACCGCTGAGGTTGCGAACCGCAAGCAGTTCCGGGAGGACGTCCTCGCCCTGGTCCAGGACCTGGGGGCGTTGTGCCGGTTCGTGTGGGATCACCCGGCGTTCCCGGTCCCGACCTTGCATGAGTTCGCTCCGGTGACCTACTCGGTGGATGCCGGTTCGGAGGACCAGTTCGACCGTCTGTCCGACGTGTTGGCCGCTGATGGTGTGGTGGAGCACGAGTCGCACACGACGTTCCGCCTGGTGCGCCGCCGGTTCGGTCGGGCCGAGCTGCAGCTGTACCTGTTCCCGGCCGGCCACCCGCCGGTCGAGGACGCCACCGCCGGTGCGGTCCCGGTCGAGGAGGTGTCGTCGTGAGCGTCGACCCGGAACCCGACGAGGAGGCCGTGGACCTCGACGCGGTCGCTGCCGGTGTCGCCGAGGACGACGCCCTCGAACGGAAACGGGGTCTCGTCGATGATGAGTGACCTGTTGCTCCGCGAGGACCTCGAGGTGGTCGGCCTGGCCGGCGTGGAGCGCGACGACTGGCTGGATCTGCGCCGTACCGGGGTGGGCGGATCCGACGTCGGGTCGATCGTCGGGGTGAACCGGTGGAAGTCCTCCTACCAGGTGTGGTTGGAGAAGACGGGCCGACTCCCCGACGAGGACCTGTCGGACCGCGACGCCGTCCACTTCGGCAACGTGTTGGAGGGTGCGGTGGCGGACCGGTTCGCCTACCGGACCGGGTTCGACGTGTGGAACCCGAAGGCGATGTTCCGGGACCGGGCGAGGCCGTGGCGTCTGGCCACCCCGGACCGCCTGATGCTCGACGTCGACCGGGTGCTCGGTGTCCTGGAGGTGAAGACCGCCGGCCACTACGCCGGGGACGACTGGGCCGACGGGAAGGTCCCGGAGACCTACGAGCTCCAGGGCGCCCACTACGCCGGCCTGCTCGGTCTCCCGTACTGCTACTTCGCGGTGCTGATCGGTGGGCAGCGCCTGGAGTGGCGTCGGGTCGACGTCGACGCCGACTACGCCGCCGACGTCGCCGACGTCGTCGACCGGTTCTGGCACGACCACGTCCTCACCGACGACCCGCCACCACCCGACGGTTCGGCAGCCTGCACCGACGTCCTGAACCGGCTGTGGGACCCGGAGGAGTCGACGGTGAACCTGGGTCGGGAGGCGCTGATCTGGGCCCGGGAGTACCTCGACGCCGGCCGGGAACGCAACGTGGTCGAGGCCCGCAAGGTGCTGGCCGCCAACCGGTTGCGGACCCTGCTGGCCGAACACACCGTCGGTCTGGTCGACGGGGCGAAGGTGGCGACGTGGCGGCCGGTCGAGACCCGCCGGTTCGACTCGAAGGCGTTCGCCGTCGACCACCCCGACCTGTTCGAGAAGTACCGGACCACGTCGACGTCACGGACCCTGCGGGTGCCGGCATCGATCAACGCCAAGGAGACCGACTGATGGCTGCCCGTGACCGTGTCCGACCGTCCGAGCCCGGCCAGGGGGTGGAGCGGGCCGCACCCCAGGCGCCGGTGCTCGCCATGCTGTCGAGACCGGCGAACCTCGAGGAGGTCGCCAAGGCCCTGCCGGCCGGCTACACCGTCGACCGGTTCATCCGGTTGGCCCGCACCGCCATCCAGACGTCGCCGCAGCTGCTCGAGTGTCACCCGACGTCGGTCGTCGCCGCGCTGCACCGGGCGGCGTCGTACGGGCTGGATGTCGGCCCGGTCGGTCACGCCTACCTGGTCCCCTTCGGTGGCAAGGCGCAGCTGATCATCGGGTACCGGGGGATGATCGCCCTGGCCCGACGGTCCGGTGAGCTCGCCTCGGTCGAGGCCCGGGCGGTCCGGGCCAACGACGAGTTCGACTACGCCTTCGGGCTCGAGCAGCGCCTCGTCCACCGGCCGGCCCTGTCGGACCGGGGTGACATCGTGTGCTTCTGGGGGCTGGCCCGGTTCACGAACGGTGGCACCTACTTCGTGGTCGTCGATCTCGACACGATCGAGGCGCACCGTCAGGAATCGAAGACCGGCGCCCAGGACAAGGGCCCGTGGAAGACGCACTACGAGGCGATGGGCGCCAAGACTGTGATCCGGATCATGGAGCCCTACCTGCCGTTGACCACCGACGCCGCTGAGGTGATGCAGGGTGACGAGGTCCCGGTCGACGAGTCCCGGTTCGCCTACCTCGACACGACCATGGTCGACATCCCCGACCCGTTCGACGAACCCGAACTGGGACCGCCACCCGAGCACGACCCCGAGCCTGGGGACGGTGACCAGTGACCGGCCGGCGTCGTCGTCTCCGTGCCGGTGTCCTGGACCGGCTGCTGGTCACCGAGTCGGCCGATCCCCGCGGTGACCGGGTGCTGCTGTGGGTGGCGGTGAGGGTGCCGTCGCGGGCCCGTTGGTTGCGTGCGCTGGTCGACGACCACCGCCTGGACCGTGCCGTCGTCGAGCGGGCCCGGCTGGTCGAGGCGCTCCGTGACACCGGCCGCACCCTCCCGGCGTCGACGGTCGACATGGACCATGGCCCGGCTGTCGACCGTCTCCTTGACCTGCACCGCCCGGGAAAGGCGACGTGACCCGTCGCCGGCCGGCCCGGACCGTGGACGTGCTCGTCGTCGAGCTCGACGCGGTGACGGCGCGGGCCGGTGAACGGTGGAACCTGCACCGGGCCGCCATGGACGGCCGTTGGGTCATCACCCTCGGTCTCGACAACGGCCGGTCGTCCGGTCCGTTCGGTGGTCCGGCCGGTGGACGTTCCGGTGACGACGGCGCCCGGACGGTGTCCGACGATCGCATCACCGGTGTGCTGCGTGCCGCGCTCGCCTCGAGGAGGACCCGGGCGGTGCCACGGCGCCCGGCCGAGGTTCAGGCGTTGAGCGTCCGCAAGGCCGGCAACCGGTGGGAGGTGGTCAACGGGGAGGGCCGGGTCGTCATGTGGGCCGACACCAAGAAGTCGACCGTCGCCGCCGTCGAGCGGTACCGGGCCGCGCAGGAGATGGCGTTGGCCGGCTGGCTCGCCGAGTGGGGGCCAGTCGTGGACGGCGACCCCGACGGTGTCGGCTGGCATTGGGGACCGTCGTGAACGACTGGCGTGACGACGCCTCCTGCCGGGGGAAGAACCCGGACCTGTGGCATTCGCCGGCCACGATCGGCTATGCGAAGTCGGTGTGTCGGCGTTGCCCGGTCCGCGACGTGTGCCTGGCTGAGGCGGTCGCCGCGGTGGAGCCGTACGGGGTGTGGGGTGGCCTGACGGCGCTGGAGCGGAACGTGCGCCGCTACTCGGTGACCGAACAGGAACGGCTCCGGGTGCTGGCGGAGGTCGGGCGGGGTGCGTCGTCGGTCCGTGACCTGATGGACCGGGTCGGGATCGACGATGTGACCGCCCGCCGCCACCTGGGCCGCCTCGAACGTGACGGGCTGGTCGTCGTGTCGCGCAGCAACGGCCGTCCGTTGCGGGTCGAGGTGTCGCAGCGGGTGGCGTCATGAACACCGGGCTCGAGCTCCGTCCTCGCCCGGTGCTGTCCGTTCAACGTTTGGAGGATCTGTTGTGAAGATGACCCTGCCTGCCCGCGGGTTCGCGACCGCCTGGTTGAACGTGTCGTTGGCGTCGGGTTCGGACGAGCAGCGACCGCAGATGTACCGGACGGTGCTCGTCGAGGTATTCGAGCGAGCGGTCCGGCTCGTCGCCGCCGACGGGGTGATGCTGCTCACCGCGACGGTGAAGGTCGACGACGGCGACCTCGACGTGCCCGATTCGGCGGTGGCCGACGAGCACTACATCGTGATCGACCACGACGGCCGGATGCGCAACCTGATGTCGTGGGTGTTGCGTGACGCGGTCGCGGCGGACAAGAGCGGCCTGGAACCGACGCAGGTGGTCGTCGAGGTCCGTTCCGGGGAACGGCCGTCGATGCCGACCCTGTCACCGGACTTCGACCGGCAGGTGATGGTGGTCGGTTCGGACCGGGAGCAGCTTGACCTTGACCTGTACGGCGGCCGGTACCTGGAGTGGCAGCAGTTGTTCGCCGGGCGCAAGCTCGAACCGACCCCGAAGGTGGGGTTCTCGCCGGCGATGCTCGGCCGGTTCGGGAAACTCCGTGACCTGGCCCATCCGGTCGTGTTCCATCTGGCCGGCACCGATGGTTCCGCCCAGTTCGAGATCGGTTGCGAACCACCGATCCTCGGGCTGCTCATGCCGTGCCTGGTCCGGTGATGACCCGGGAGAACGCGGCACAGAAGGCCCGCCGGTACCTGTGTGAGGGTCGGGTGACGTTGCAGCGTGTCGACCAGGACCGGGTGATCGGCTCCTGTCGGGGCGATGGGACTGTGTACCGGGTCGTGTACTGGCGTGGGGCCTGGTCGTGTGACTGTCCGGCCCGCACCGACCAGTGCGCACACCTCCTCGCCGTCCGCCTGGTGGTTGTGGTCGACGTGACCGCCGAGGCCGTCGGGTGACCGCCCGGGAGCTGATCGAAGCCCACCTCGGTCTGGTGCGGATCGTGGTGTGTCAGGTGGCGCCCGGGTTCCCACCCCACGTGGACCGTGACGAGCTCGCCGCCGCCGGGAACCTCGGTCTGGTCGAGGCCGCGGCCCGGTTCGACCCGACCCGGGGGGTGCCGTTCGGTCGGTTCGCTTCGGTCCGGATCCGTGGCGCTGTGCTGGATGCGTGCCGGGCCGCTGATTGGGCGCCCCGGTCGGTACGTCAGGCGGACCGTCGGGTCGTCGACGTCGAGCGCAGGTTCATCGCCGACCGACATCGTCGGCCGTCGGCGTCCGAGCTGGCCGAGGCGTTGGGGGTGACCGTGACCGTCCTGGCCGGGATCAGAGCGCGGTCGGACCGGGCGGTCGTCCTGCACCTCGAGGTGTCCGTCACCGACGAGGGGACGGCCACGGTGGCCGACCAGCTCGCCGACACCGCGCCCGGGCCCGGCAGCGTCCTCGAGGACGCTGAGCTCTCCGTCTACCTGGCCGACGCGGTCCGCCTGCTCCCGACCCTGCAGCGCACCGTCGCGGTCGGCTACTTCGTCCAGGGCCGGTCGTCACGGTCACTGGCCAACCAGCTCGACGTCACAGAATCCCGGGTGTCCCAGTTGCGCAGCGAGGCGTGCCGGATGCTCCGTGACGGGATCACCGCCCAGTACCGCGACCGGCCCGCCACACCGCCGTCCGGTCGTGCCGAGCGCCGCCGTGACCGCTACGCCGCCGCCATCGCCGACACCCGACCGGTACAGGACCGGATCACCGTCTGACCACCGACACGAAAGGGGCTCCCCCCGTGCCCACCAAGAAAACCCATCCCGGTCTCGACGAGGTCGTCACCGACGCCGAGGTCGACCGGTTCATCACCGGTGACACCGAACCGACCTTCATCGAAGCCCCGGAGCGTCGCTGGCCGGTCACCGCGTTCGGTGCCGTCGTGGCCGCCACCGTCGGTGTCCTCGCCGGGTTCGCGGTCGCCCCGTTCCTGTCGGTCCTCCAGCTGTTCATCATCATCGGGCTCGGTGTCGGCACCGCGGCTGCGATCCTCACGGTCGAGCTCGGCGACGACGGTGGGTGACGTCGTGCTGATCGGGGCCGCGGTGGTGCTGTTCTCGTTCGGTCTGCTGCTGGTCCTGTCCGACGCCGCCCGGGGGGACCCACCCGCCCACGTCGACCTCGCCGCGGTCGGTGTCGGCGTCGCGGTGGCCGCGGTGCTGGCCGGCTGGCCGGTCGTCGCGTTCACAGCCGGGATGTTCGCCGGGTGGCACCTCGGCGCCCACCGGATGGCCCGCCGGGTCGCCACCGCGACCAGCGCAGCTCGGATTTACGACCAGGACGAAACCGACGACACCCGACCCCTCGAGGAGAGCTGAATGGCCGTGACCCAACGTCTCCGCTTCGAGATCTTCCGCCGTGACGGGCACCGGTGCCGGTACTGCGGCGCCACGCCGGCCGAGCACGAGCTCGAGGTCGACCACGTCGTCCCCACCGCTCTCGGGGGCTCCGACGATCCCAGCAACCTTGTCACGTCCTGCTCGGGCTGCAACCGGGGCAAGACGAGCAGCGCCCCCGATGCCGTGCACGTCACCGACGTCAACGCCAAGGCCGCCCGGTGGGCCGAGGCCATGGAGGCCGCGGCCACGATCAGTCGGCAACGGGCAGCCGAGATGGACAAGGTGGTCGCTGCGTTCGACGAGGAGTGGGCCCGGTACACCTACGTGGGCACCGATGACCCGATCCAACGTCAGGACGACTGGGCGAGGTCGATCGAGACGTTCCTCAACGCCGGCCTGAACCTTGACGACCTCATCCGGTTCGTCGTCAAGGCGATGCCAAGCCCGTGGACGTGGAAGTACTTCTGCAAGCTGTGCTGGACCGAGATCCGGCTCCGGCAGTCGATGGCCGCGGAGGCGCTCGCGGCAGAGACCGAGGAGACCTGATGCCATGGGTCCGCCTCGATGACGGCATGTACACCCACCGGAAGCTGGTCGACGTTTCCGTGCAGGCCCGGTGGCTGCTCGTCGCGTCGGTCTGCTACGCCAACCAGAACGCCACCGACGGAAAGCTGTCGCAGCACGCCGCCGAGACGGTCGGGATGATGCGAGACCCCGACGCTGCGATCGAGGAGCTCCTGGCCGTCGTGCTGTGGGAGCGCGACGGCGCCGGCTACCGGATCCACGACTACCACCAGTACCAGCCGACCCGGGAGAAGATCCTGGCCGACCGCGCCGCGAATGCTTCCCGCCAGGCCCGACACCGAGCCCGCAACGGCAGTAACGGTGTGACAGACGCCGTGACAGACGGCGTGACAGGACTGTGACCAACGGCGTGAGTCACACCGTCCAAAACGGCGAAGTAACGGACCCCCCGGGCCCGGGTACCGGGCCCGGTTGTTTAACCCCTGGTTTTCCGCGTGACCAAAGACGTTATCCACAGGCATCCTGGAACCGAGTCGCCACGTGAACGCCACCGACCTCACCTTCGACGGGCTCGTCGACGACGCCATCGAGATCCTCCTCGACCGTGCCCTCACCGCGATCGCCACCCCGTCGAACGTCGGCGCCTGGAAGCACCGGACCCGACGGGCGTTGCACGCCACGTATGACGCTCAGGCGCACCAGCTGCTCACCGCGGACCTCGAACACTCCGGGACCGTCACCGTCACCGCGAAGACGTTGGCGAACCTCCTGGACCCCGAACCGGCGCCGGCCGTGGTGCCGGAGCGCCTCGAGCCGAACGTGTACGAGCGTGCCGAGACCCGTCGCCGTGAACGCAACGTCGACGCACCGACCGACTGGCTCCCCGAGGAGATCCAGGACCGGTGCGTCGCCGAAGCCCGGGCTGCGCTCGCCGCGGCGAAGGCCACGCACGTCGACACCGAGCTCGACGACAACGCCGGCGACGAGAACCCCGCGGACGGGGGGACGGCGTGAAGGCGTTGGCTGCGCACACCCGGCGTCGGCTCCTCGACGAGGCGATCGCCGACCTGCTCCGGGCCCGGGCGTTGCACGACCAGGCGCTCACCCTGATCGCCGACAGCCTGGCCGGTCACCCGAAGGCTGCCCGGTACGACGGTCACGTCGAGGCGGCACCTCGGCTGTGGTGCTTCACCCACGAACGCGACCACCGGCGCTGCGAACACGACGGCCTGTCCTGTGGCGGGACACCGGTGACGGTCACCGATCCGACGGGTGACGCGGCCACGACACCGGACGTCGCCGCGGCGGCGTTGCGTACCGTCGACGTCGCGGTGGCCGGCGCGGCGATGATGGCGAGGCTGTTGGTGGTCGAGGTGACGGCGTGGTCGCCGTACACGACGGGGACGGACCGACCGGACCCGGCCGCGGCGACCGTCCCGGAGGGGTGGTGTGCGAACTGTTGGCGTGACGACCACCGCCACGAACCGGTCGGGGTCCGCCCGGGGGGGACGGTCCCGTACTACGCCGGGCTGTGCGAGTGGTGTGGCCGGTTCCGGGCGGTCCACAAGTACCTGCCACCGGTCGAGCTGGTCCGGATCCATCACAGTTCGAGCCCCCGGGTCTACGACCGTGACATCGCCCGCTACCGGCCGGCCGGACGCCGCTGAACCGGTCCCCCCACCCGATGTGTTGCTTCATGTACCCTCAGCAGTTGAATTGGCCGTTGTGTGGCCTAGGTCGGAATCCGACCGGTTCACGGCCCTTTCCGGGTGCCGACCGGGGCACCGGAAAGGGTCCGTGGACCCGGGGCCGGGCGTGACGGACCCCCCGACCAGCCGTCGCTGTGGGAAGGAGCTGGACCGTGCCTGAGCTGACCAGCTACCTGCCGTTCGACGTCGAGTTCTCCCGGGACGAAACCCCGGCGTTCCGGCTCAACCTCACCAACGTCACCGACGCCGAGGTGGCCGGCTGGGTGATCACCGCACCCGTCCGACGTGGCCGGCTCACCGAACCGTTCGCCCACTGGGACGTCACCGTCGACGGGACCGAGGTCACCCTCCGGCTCGACACCGACGTCACCGCGACCCTCCCAGACCACACCAGCTACCAGGTCCGGTTCGAGCTCGACCCCGACCACGTGTGCATCCCGGTCGGCGGCCAGCTCCTCCTACGTGACAGCGACGTGTGCCGATGAGCGACCCGGTCACGTTCGAGCTGGTCGTCACGTCCCCCGAGATCACCTTCGACGGGCCCGTCGCCGTCGGGAACCCCGGGCCCCGAGGACCGGTCGGGACGACCCTGCACGCCGAGCTCACCGACCGGGACATCTCCGGGCACCCGGCCACGGTCATCGCCACCACCGGGCCGGCCGGATGGGTCACCACCCAGGAAGCCATCGACGGTCTCCACGCTCTGGCCGTCGCCCTGGCCGACGCCGACACGGACCTGGCAGGTGCCCTGGAGGCGCTTGGCACCGCCCTCGAAGCGGCCGACACCGCCGAAGCCCAGGCCCGGGCCGCCGCCGACACCGCCGAGATCACCGCCCGCAACTCGGCCATCTCGGCAGCCATCGCCGCGCTGGTCAACGGTGCCCCCGGGATCCTCGACACCCTCGGCGAGATCGCCGCCGCGCTCGCCGACGACGACGACGCCATCGCCGCTCTCACCACCGCGGTCAACGCCCGAGCCACCACGGTCGCCCTCACCGCCGAGAAGAACCGGGCGCTCGCCGCCGAAGGTGCCCTCGACGACGCCATCGGCGACGAGGAGACCGCCCGGGTCGCCGCGATCTCGGCCGCTGTCACCAACCTCGTCGGTACCGCCCCGGCCTCGTTCGACACGCTCGGCGAGATCACCTCCCTCATCTTCGGCATCAACGAAGACCTGTCCACGCGAATCAACAGCGAGGCATCCACCCGGCACATCGCCGACCTGAACCTGAACACGACGCTCAACAGCGAAGCCCAGGCCCGGGCCGCCGCCGACACAACGCTCACCACGACCACTGGGGCGCTCCGGACCGACCTGACCGCCGAGACCAGCCGTGCCACCACCGTCGAGGCGACCAAGGCGACAACCACCGCGCTCACCACCGAAACCAACCGGGCGACCGCGGCCGAAACGGCACTCGACACACGGGTCACGACCGTCAAGGCCGACCTCACCCAGGAAGGCGTCTACCGGTACGACGAAGACGTCCGGATCAACGCCGCGCTCGGTCTCGTCTCCAACCGGGTCGACCAGCTCGACGTCGGTGAGATGGTGCCACCATCCCGGGTGCTCGCATTCTCCGGGTCCCTCGCTCAGCCGCTCAGCACCGGCCGGCTCATGCTGCATTTCTTCACCGCTGAGAAGACCGAGACGGTCACCGCCATCGAGACCTACACCGGTGGGACCGCAGCCGTTGCGACACCGACACTCATCCGACTCGGCATCTACCAGATCGACGGCGCCGGAAACGGCACGCTCATCGCCTCGACACCGAACGACCTGACGCTCTACACGACGACCTTCACCACCTACCTGCGCACCTTGACACCGTCGTTCGCCAAGGTTCGAGGGCAACGCTACGCGGTCGCCCTCCTGTGCGTGAGCGCCGTCGGCGTCCCCGGCATCTACTCCGCGACCGGGGGTGGCGCAGCGCCCTCGGACACCATGCTCGGTAGGTCACCTCGGATCGGCGGGATGCTGGCGGGACAAACCGATCTCCCGGGTTCCTTCACCAGCGCCAGCATCGCCGGGTACCGGGTTCTAGCGGTCGCACGGCTGGTGCCGTAATGGCCGAGACCAACGTCTACGAAAACGACGATGTGATCGTGTGGGAGACCGTCCGCGGCACGCCCGGTGATCCCGGCTACGCCGTCGACCGACGCACCGAACACAAGCCCGGCACGGCCGAGGCGAACCGGTTGACGATCGAAGACCAGGCCAGGCAGGCGCTCGTCAACAACCGGGCGTTCCTCGAGCTGTCCCCCCCGACCAACGCCCAGGTCCTCGCCCAGGTCCGTGCCCTGTCCCGACAGGTCAACGGTCTCATCCGGGTGACGCTCAACCAGCTCGACGACACCGACTGACCCGGCCGTGCGACCAGGCACGCACCGCTACCTGTCCACGGCGTGCGCTCACAGCCTCCACGACCGCTGCCGGCGCACCTGCAAGTTCTGCCTCACCCCATGCGTCTGCGCCTGCCACAACGAACACCCGAAACCACACGAACCCGACCAGGAGGAACCATGACCATGACCGTGATCGGTGACCCACGCCCAGCCGGCCAGGAAGGCCCAGCCGGCGACCCTCGTGACCCCGGGGAGGAAGGGCCCGCAGGAGACCCCCGACCCGCCGGAGACGACGACGACCCCACCCCCGACGAGGACGAGGACACCGCCCCGTCGAAGGCCAAGTCGAAGGCCGAGTCGAAGTCACGACGCAAGCGCAAGACCTGACCCGGCCATGCCGGCCCGCACCGGCCGCCCCTGGACCCGAGTCAAAGCCCGGGTCATCCGACGAGACGGTGGCATCTGCCACCTCTGCGGAGGGACCGGTGCCGACACCGCCGACCACCTGACGCCCGTCTCGCTCGGCGGGCCGCTCTACGCCATGACCAACCTGGCTGCAGCGCACGCCACCTGCAACCGGATCCGAGGCGTCCGGCCCGTCGACGTGGCCCGGGCCGAGCTCACCGCCCACCGCACCACCGGCAGCACCGCCTGGACCTGGTGACGACGAACCCACATAGCTGAGCCCGGCGCTGCGCAAACAGCCCGGGCTCTGGACGCGACCCCACGGAGGTCTCGACATGCCCGACGCTAGCTGCGCGGGTCGTACCGCGCCTACATGCACCACCGGCGCAAGGGCGAGGAGCCCTGCCAGCCGTGCTGGGTCGCCGCCCGGGCGTACTGGGCCGAGCGCAAGCGATCGAAGGCGTCCGGCGTCGCAACTGCGACAGTCGATTGCCGGACGTGCGGAGCGTCGTTCACACGAGCTGGAAGGGCAGGCAAGCCGCCGATCTACTGCTCGGCGGCCTGCCACAAGAAGCGACACGCCTCCCGCCCCCAGGCGATCGTCTGCCAGGGCTGCGGCGCCATCACCCCTTGTCCCGACAACCGAGGCACGCTCCCCAAGTGGTGCGCCCCCTGCCGCAAGCGCAACATCCGACAGTCGCCATGCCGAGCCTGCGGCCGGATCTTCACGACCACGACCGTCGCCCTCTACTGCTCAGACCAGTGCAAGCCAGCACCCAAACCGCTGGGTCCTCCCCGGCTCCCCAAGCAGCTCACACTCCCCCTGTTCATCGACCAGCGGTCCAACCTGCGCCAAGCCCACGAGCGCGGTGACCAAGCCGGCGTGATCGAGGAGCACACAGGCTGCTGGATCTGGCAACACCAGAGCAAAGGCGGCTACCCCCAAGTGCGCTTCGCAGGACGAACCCTCCAGGTCCACAGGCTGAGCCTCGAAGCGAAGCACGGCGCACCACTCGGCAGCCAGGCCGCACACCACACGTGCGGCGTCAGCATGTGCGTCAACCCTGAACACCTCCAGCCAGTGACCCATCGAGAGAACGTCGCCGAGATGCTCGCTCGAGCCGCCTACCGAGCACGCATCGCCGAGCTCGAGGAGGCACTGACCGAGCTCCGACCGGATCACCCGCTACTCCGCATGGTCCGGACCGCTTGATGTGACCTGGGGCACACCTCCCCCTCGGTGGGTGTCGGAGCGTCCTCGGCCTAGATCCAACAATCTCTCCGAGAGTGAGAGGGGGGACCCGCATAGTGGCGTCACGTAGAGATGTTCGGGCCACCCGGCTCCCGGGCTCGGTCGAGGAGAAGGTGCGTAGCGATGTCGCTGCGCTGGTCACGACCCACCCGATGGGTGAGGCGTTGGCCGAGATGGCGTTCTGTCTGGCCCGGACCCTCGACCAGGGCGCCGGTCTGGCCGTGGCCGCCGTGAACCGGGAACTGCGGGCCAACCTGTTGGAGCTCTCCGGGATGGTGGACGATGACGACGACGACCTCGACGCTGTCCTGTCCTCCCCGGTTCGGGACGCCGAGGACCCCGGACCGTCCGACGTTGGGCCCGGCGATCGCCGAGGTGGCCCGCCGGCTCGGTAAGCCGTTGATGCCGTGGCAGTTGCATGTGGCCGAGGTGGTAACCGAGATCGATCCGGTCACCGGCCGGTTCGCCTACGACGAGGTCGGGTTGACGGTGCCCCGCCAGTCCGGGAAGTCGACCCTGATCCTGGCCAAGGCCACCCATCGGGGTTCGGCGACGGGGTTCTTCGGTCGCCGGCAGCGGATGACGTACACGGCGCAGACCCGGAACAAGGCCCGGGAGAAGTGGGAGGAGGACTACGCGGCGGATCTGAAGGCGTCGAAGACGTTCGGTCCGAAGGTCACCGCCCACTTCGGGAACGGCAACGAGCACATCCGGTTCGCGAACGGTTCCCGGTTCGGGATCGAGGCGAACACCGAGAAGGCCGGCCACGGTGGGACGCTCGACGAGGCGTACGTCGACGAGGCGTTCGCCCAGGCCGACAACCGGTTGGAGCAGGCGTTCAGCCCGGCCATGATCACCCGGGTCAACACCCAGTTCTGGTGGGTGTCGACGATGGGGTGGCTCGGTGAGGCGCCGTTCCTGGAACCGAAGGTGGATCGGGGTCGGGCGCAGGTCGAGATGGGGATCCGTGAGGGTCTCGCCTACTTCGAGTGGTCCGCACCCGACGACGTCGACCCGGAGGACCGGGACGCCTGGCGGGCCTGTATGCCGGCGCTCGGTCACACCATCACCGAGGCGGCGATCGCCGGTGAGCTGCGCAAGATGTCGGCGACCGTCGCCGATTTCCGTCGGGCCTACCTGAACCAGTCGGTCCCCAAGCCGACCGACCGTGACCGCACCCCGACCGTGATCGACATGGACCGCTGGGCCGGGCTGGCCGGCCGTGAGCCGGACCGTCCGACACCGGTCGCGTTCGCCGTCGCCGTCGGCCCGGACCGGAAGTGGTCGACGATCGCGATGGCCGGGGTCCGGGCCGATGGTGGCCGCCAAGTCCAGGTCGTCGAGTCCGGCCGGGGTACCACCTGGGTGCCCGGCCGGATCGACGAGCTCGTCCGGGACTGGAAACCGGTCACGGTCGCGTTGAACCCGGCCGGCCCGGCCGGTGCGCTGCTCCCCGAGCTCGCCCGTCGCAAGATCGAGGTGCTGTCCCTGACGAGCCGGGACATCGGCCAGGCGTGCGGCAACTTCGTCGACCACGCCGAGGACGGATCGCTCCACCACGTCGACCAGCCGCTGCTCACCATCGCGGTGGGCGCGGCGAAGAAGAAGTTCAAGGGCGACCTGTGGGAATGGGCGCCGCGGGAACCGTCGGTCGACATCGCGCCGTTGCAGGCGGCCACGTTCGCTCTGTTCGGGTTGGCTGCGAAGCCGGCCACACGCACGGGAAAGGTCTGGTGAGCACATGCCGATGAAACCCGCGGATGTCGTCGAGCTCGTCACCGACCATCTGGTCCCGGCGTTCGAGGCCGAACGGGCCCGGCTGGCCGTCATCGACGTGTGGTACCGGTGGCAGCACGAGGACGTCCGTACCCCGAACGCCGCCACCCAGGAGTTGAAGGCGCTCGTCGAGCTGGCCAAGACCCCGTGGCTCAGCCTTGTGGTGACGAACGTGGCGCAGGCGATGCGGGTCGACGGGTACCGGACCCCCGAGTCTCGTGACGATTCGAGGTCGTGGCGGCTGTGGCAGGCCAACGGGCTCGGCCGCCGCCAAGGTGCCGTGCACCGGGCGATGC